ACTTATAGATTTCTCTTCGGACTCAACACGTTTTTTCCCCTTCTCATAGAGTAAGCGCGACCCCTCTGATGTCTTACCCAATGATCCTTGTTTTGCGGCCAAAAATGGGCTTAATGATGCTTCTGCTGGGGTTAAATATTCTAACCCTAGTCTTTCGGCCGCCTCTAATCTTGGTTTGACTGTTGAGCTTTCAGCGCCTTCTAATAATTTATTTCCCATTTCTTTTTTTGTCGTATATCCTCTTGCACCTAATGCGCCAGATACCAAACCCAATACATCTTGAGATGTCGAAGAAAGACCTGCTGACTTTCCAAGTTCGTGACCCAAAACCCCACCTAAAGCCGCACTTCCTAGTTTCACACCAGTTCTAATTTTTTTAGATGGTGATTTCGCTAGTTCAGATAACAATGTAAATGGCGTTGTGACACCGCCTGCAATGGAGGCTGATGTTAATGGTGAGTCCTTTGATTGAGATGCTGCATACCCTGCCTGTGGAATAGAATTTGCAAGCATTCTTTCTAATATTCCACCAGCTTTAGGAATAGACTTAACAGCATTTCCTATAGACCCCAATCTAGCGGCAGGGAAGGCAATGGATGGTGCATATTGAGCTATTGATTGAATTAAATCATCTTCGGGGGACGGATTTCCTGTTTGACCCAATAATCCCGCAACATCATATTCTGGCACTCTTGGAATGTCTTTTGCACCTATACCCATTTTTCTGGCTATGGTTTTGCCTTCAGGAAATAATTTTTCTGTAGAATTTGAAATATCTGAGGGTATATTAGCTATATTGGTGGCAGCTTTAGATAAGCCAACTAAAGGATCTCTTACCCCAAGTCTATATGATTTTTGTAAAAAATTTTCATTGTTTTTTTCATTTAAGTTATTTTTAAATTTATTATTAATTACCTCACTAATTTCATCATCAGACATAGAGTCAGGGAAAGAGGCAATTTTACCATTTGGTAATTCTCGTTTTTTTGCCATTACTCAAAATCCCCTGTTTCTTGGTTATAAACCAATTCTTTTTCACCCTCATCCGATGAAATGGCATTAGAATTTTTTAATACAGAAATAGATCTCTTTTTCCTTTCATTCAATTCATTTATTAAATTTTTTATTCTCTCTTTATAAGCCTTGTCTCTTTCAAGCGCCCCTCTTCTTACCATTTTATTTATTAATGCAATACTTTCATTTGTTTTTGGTAAACCTAACGCCCCTATCAATGTGTCAGCAATTGTTGCAGCCTTACCTTCATAAGAAACTGATTTTTCAGGATTCCACACTTGTCCAAACAATTGACTTGGCGCGCCAGATGCAGCCAATTCTTCTAATTGAGGAATAACATTTTCTATATTTTGAACCATTTTTTGATTTTGAGTTACAAAGGCAGTTGTTGGGATTTCAAAATTATTTTTTGACTGTCCCTTCTTTTTTGCGGAAGCTTTCATGTTTTCTATTTGCGCTTTTAATAAGTCAAGTTTTAAAGGATTTACTTGTCTCCCTTGATTTATTTCGGATTGTAGCCTCTCTAATTCTAAAGGTAATTTTTGTTGTGATTGCTCATATAGTTGATTGTTTCTTTTTATTTCTTGTTCTTTTAACTGTCTTTCCATGGGAATATTTAGGAATTTATTCATTAAATCCATTCCTTGCCCAATTCCTTCAAAACCTGTTCCTGGTAATGGTATCCTGTCTAATAATCCCATTTAATAAACCCCCGTCCCTGGAGAGCGCCCCATACCGCCGCCCATACCACCACCATATAAGCCAGCACCAGCACCAATCAATTGACCTAACTGTTGACCAGGAGCCTGTTGCTTTCCATAAGCAAGTCCAGCTTGGTTATTGCCAAAGTTCATAGCATTTTGACCCATCTGAGCGCCCATATTGGCACCCACACCATACATATTCTGTCCAATACCAATGGAGGCAAGATATTTCTGCATAAGATCATTCATATATCGTTGTCTATCTTGAGATACAATTGATCCTGCGGTACGTTGAGAGTTTTCGAGAGCGGCACTACTTCCCTGTAATCCCATCGAAGAGGCTTCGCTTCCACCATATTCTCGCATACGGTTCATCATGTCTTGAGCTTCGGGAGACATTTCATATCCCTTTGCCCATTCACCTTGGAGCTTGCCCGGATCAAAAAGCTGATCTCTCGCATTATTCAACCAAGGAATTTGACCTTTTCCAGCCTCCCAAAATGGTTGGCCGTATTGTTTAGATTCTTCATAGGCTCGTTTCCATTCATCCATAGCCTTGTCATAACCCTTTTCAGGATTTAGAAAGCTATCAGCCATCTTGAATGGTGATTTGAAATAATCCCCTAACATTCCCATGTTAAAATTCCTTTTTTAACATCCACACAGCGTGAGTCTGGCATCAATAGCAGCTAGATCAGCATCTAATTGTTCAAGTATAGCATTTAACTGATCGGTTAAATTAGCCATCCATTTCTTCATTTCATCGTTCGCTTCGATATAATCTAGGGGAACGGAATCTATTCTAGGAAGCACCGCCGCTTGCCCTCCTTTTTGACATTAAACCCCCTAACACAACAACAGGTGCGGGACTAATACAGATTAATTTATAGACTCTTAATCGAGATGCGCCCAGCTGATACCATCTCATGCGCCAGAGATAAAATCCTAACTGGCTAAATTCCAATACATCAGCCGGAAGATATGAAATACCGCCATCATCCGAATAATAAAGTTCAATATGAGGTTTATAGAAATTGTAATAAGTAATATCGCCCGGTGTGGGGAAATTACTATTTTCAGTGATCATATAAGCATTAAGATCACTTTCAGAGACAATATAAACAGGATTACCGTCTGCATCGGGCTGTTCAGCAATAATAAATTGTATATTTTGGAAGGGAACATTGGCATTAATAAAGTCATCCAATCCCCACACAAAATCAATCTGTACCCAATCGGTTATAAATTCCCCATCATCATCTTCTCGAATGATAGGCGTCACACGCTGATATAAGAATGGAAATTGATTATACGCATCAACCGCCTGGGGATTGGATTGCAAGGGGTTTCTCAGTTCATTGATGTAGAACTGGTCAGACATTTGATAAACTGTTTTATCACCCTGAACTGTCACTAGATGCATATTATTAAAATAAATATGTTTCTGAATGAGATTACGTGATCCATCTAATTCTGTCGCTCTATGCCACGTATCCGTATCGTAATTATATTCAATACTATTAGCCGGTTCACTGAAATTAACCAATCCAAGATTTTGGGATACACCTGCCGATAATCGATATAAAACCGTGTTATCAAGCTGGTAAAGAAATCCATTTGCATCAAACTCAACAAAAGGACTAAGTGCGCCCTCCGTATCATCAGGTTGGAATAATAAATCAATAGCCTTGGTGCTAATAGGACGAGGGTTATCGCCTTCACTTAATAAGACTTGAACCAATCCATCTTCATTTTGGCCTAACCAAGTTAATTTACTGAATCCATTAGCTAATGATAAGGCATCTAAAATGCCATACTGCCACTCATAACTGGTACTACGTTTAAAGGGAAATTGAACACCTGTTCCACTGAATATAGAGGGAATATTTGCCCAAATACCTGTTTTATAGTCTGTGAATATGTAGAGAATACTTTTAAACACAGTCATTTGACGGATAATACCGACTTCGGTGGCAAAAGTAGCGGTTCCATTACCAAAACAAGTAGCAGGATTAAAACTATTCCCACCCAAATTCAATACCGATAAGAAATATTGCGAACTGCCCTCTCCTGAGACCACTAATCTATTCCCAAAAAAGGCCAAAAATAAGGGCTTAATTCCATTCAATGACGTATCGGTTACGACTGAAAAAACACCCGTATCTTCTCTATAAATATAAAGTTTCTGACCATCCGCAAAACAAGCAAATACAATGGTATTAACGATCACATACGTAAAGAATAGCGGTGTCGTACTTGTAACTAATTGTCCACCCGTAATCTCAATCTGATTAAATAAACTATCAAATCTATATATCTTATTTCCATCGACCACATAAAAAAAATCAATGGTTTTAAATAATCCCCTGGGTTCATTGGCAAATATTAATTTATTAATATTCAGAAAATTAACATGCTTACGGCCTGGTAATGGGTACATGGCAACCCCATTCTTACCATTTTCACTTTTAGCTAAATACCAGTTAGATGTGTCTTCAGGATTAAACTGAACGAATTTTTGTTTATCGTATTTACCTAGTATTTTAAATGGAACAGGTTCAGCCATTTATAAAATCCCTTTCAGATCAGTACATCCTTGTACATTAATTATATACGTTTATTCTTTCCAGCTTCTATTATGTAATATATTGAAAATAGTTCCCTCACTTACATCATATCTTGAAGCTAATTCTCTAGCATTATTATTGAATTCTTTCCTTATTTTATTAGCTAAATCCATTGTCATTACATTTCTATTGGTATTTCTTGCTTGATCAGAAGCAGTAGCCCATCTGCAATTTTCAGGATAATAACCTTTATTAAAATCAATTCTATCAATAGTTAGATTATCATTATAACCATTCTGCAACGCCCATTCGATAAATACATTTCTATCTTTTTTCCACTCATCACAAACAGTAATTCCTCGCGCACCATAGTTATAATAATCTTGGTCTGTATTTTTATAGCATCTTCCAATCATATGTTTGTAGGTCTGACCTAAGCGTGGATATTGTTTATTATATCTACTTGCTATAACACCTTTTCTCATGCAACCACAGTGTTTTCGATATATAAGTTTATTAGGATCAACTTCATATTCCTTATTACAAACTTTACAAATTACTAATGCTCTTCTACTTCCATTTGAATAACCAAAATCTTTTAAAATTCTAAATCCATTTATAATTTCTGGTAAATCTTTTGCTGGCGGCTTACATGGTAAACATCCGCAGCTTCCTATCTTTTTAATATGATATACACTTGTTTTGAATTCTTTATTGCAAGCCTTGCATACTACAAGAGCATATCTAATTTTATTCGCTGCTTGCCCTAAATCTTCTAACACTTTAAATCCATTAATTTCATTTGGTAAGGGTCTTGTTATTGGCATATATACCTCTTTATTTTTTAAGAGAGATATAATATCATATATTAATGGTTCATGTAAAGCTAAGTCAAACACCACTTCTCAATCTCCAACTGCCATTTAAGTAACTCTCATTCGCACTATCAATAACAAGATCCATCGTCGAGACAGATTCCATTTCGTCTTTAGCTTCCATATACATAGCTTCCAATTTGGGAGTCCATGCCTCTGATCGTCCCTTGTAATAGGCTAATTCTCTAGCCAGTGCAAACTTAAGGAATCGATAATAATAAAGGGGCAATTCACCCATGTTTCCGGTTTCAGGAATATAGGGAAGTTCAAACTTACCATATACAAATACGTTATAGACTTGAGAGGCGGCCGGATAAAACTGCATCGTCGTTAAATTTAAGTCATTCGTCACAATAACAAATCGAGGTAAACCCAATTGAGGTTCATATTTATAGCTCCCAAAGAAGACACCTCTCGATTCATCAATTAAGGGATAATCTACACCATCTAATTCCAGCCATGCCCTCTCAAGATTAGAGAGCCTTCCCTCTGTCACATCGGGAGTTGGCGTGTAACTGGGATCACCAAAGGTTACAAATTGCTTATTAATAGGAAGAGTAAAATTTACTTTCTTAGCAATCGTCAAAAGAAGAGAGCTAGAACTATAGGATCTTAATAATTCATTTAAAAATCGGACACCCTTCTGCATGTCATTACCATGAAGTGGGACAGTCGGACTGCTAGCACTGATTAACTGATAAGCATCCGTGACAAAATCTTTAACCGTTTGTGCGTATAACATCTTTTTGCTTCCTCTTACTAGAAGCATCCGGCTTTGATGAAAACCAAATTCCACTCGCCATCAAAGATTCAAATTCTTTGTAATCATTTGCTAACTTCTGTTCACCTTTTTCATTGTAAACAAAAGCCCTAAAATGCTGTTTATCAACCCACCGATCAAGATATTGGAATTGACCTTCTTGCTTGTCTTTTAATGCAACCATTAATTAACTCCACAAAAAAAGGCGATCACTAGGATGGATAGTGACCGCCCAAATTGTTATGACATGACCCTAACAGCGAATTCACCGTTAATTTCAACACCTGCAATGATATCGATACGATCTAATTGAACGTAATTTCTGATATCAGCACCGAGTGAGTAAGTCATTGCCATCTTATAAAGATCACTATAAGACGTGACTGCTTCAACACCACCCTTCAATTCCTTGATTGGAGGTGCAGCAAATACAATGGATTGATTATGGAACGCTAATGACACGTTATGTGAATAGGC